CTGAAGACATAGACTCTTCTATAGCTTCAATACACTCTATGTTGCCAGTGTTGTAGTGTGTGGGCTTGTTTACGTTGTCCATGATCTGTTCAGCTTCCTCATGTGCTGCCTTCATCCACGCCTCTAGTCCTGTCTTTTTCTCTATTGCTGGGTGTTGCTTGCGTACTCTATCCCAGTCTGCTGGTGTTGCGTCATTGAGTCTCATGTCTAAAATCCTCTTGTAACTGTTCTAATTTATCGTTGGCCTTGTCGCTAAAGGCATCTACTAACTCTTCTGAGCTTATGTCTAATATCTCTATGAGTGTTAGTTCGTCCAGTAGCTTCAGCTTATCCAGTAAATCGTAATAGGTTAGAGCCATCCTCTTCTCCGTACTTCTGTCTTAGATAGTTTATACTGACTGGTAGTTCATCACAACCGCCGTTGGCTACCTCGTTCAACATCCATATACCAGCCCAGCTTCCGTTAGTCTGGGGAGTTAAGTAGTCTTCATCATGCTGGTAGAATATACCTGAAAACAGCCCTAGTAGATTTGTGCCGTCTGCTTTACGGGCATAGGCTATGTCTCTATCTTGTACATGGCCCATCACACAGCTCATATACTTCTTAGCCAGCATTAACTTAGCAGAGCTAACTGGCCTGCCCATAACACCTGAAGTAAAGTAGTGGCAGTAGGCGATGTCATCAATGACAATAGGTTCCAAAAATGGTACAACTTCAAAGCCCATCTCCTCTAACATAAAGTCTTCATACTTCATTAGTCCGTCTAGCTTGGGGTCTGCCTCAATAGCTCTCTCTATACGGTGCTCGTGATTACCAAGAGTGAACACTAGGCGAGGGTTCCATTGCTTCCACTTGTTGCGCTTCAGTCTTTCCTGTTCACGCTGTATAGGCTCTAGGAATGTACGCATAGCGTCAATGCCTGCGTTGATGTCGTTGATGTAGCGTCTGCCTTCAAAGGACTTCTTACCTACGTCATAGCTGCTTAGGCTAGGCATGTCCCAGTGGTCGCCTATGTGGATGATAACGTCAGGCTTCTTCTCTGCTGCGTACTCTCCAGCCCATTTTAGATGAGCAGTGCTGTGTCCAGGTTTTACTTGTGTGTCTGGTATTACTAGATGCTTGGTCATTTTAAAACTCCTCTGCTAGATACCATGTAACACATTTTCTATTGCATGAACTGCATACACGAGCCAGTCCTTGTTTAGCCAGTCCTAAGTTTTTCAAGTCAGGAAGTCTTCGGCTAAATATCTGTCGTTGTTGATGCATATCTCCCTCAGACAAATCAGCCAGTTCTCTACTTGTCAGTCCTTGATTATCAACTAAAATGTCATACACCATTGCTCTTTGTGTGTCCATAGCACCAGAACTAAACATCTGTTGCGCTGCTAACCTACTTGTCTCAGGGTCAGTGGGTCTATAAAACATTTCTACTTGGTTCATTTTTTACGCCTCTTACGTTCTGCGTTAGTCTTTGCAGTGTGACACTTGTGACACAGTACTTGATACCCTTCAGCTTCTATGAACATTCTGTCTATGTAGGTGTTCCAATCTACGAAGCCTACTGCTGGGTCTACTACTGGGTCTATGTGGTCTACTGCTGCGTTGTTGCGTCTGCGTTTCTTTCCTTCTAGCGGTGGTAGAGTAGCTGGAGAGCCTTTGCCACACTTGGCACACTTGTACATCCCTCTAGCTACCCTAGCCGCTGACTTTACATCGTGCTTTACACCCCACTTAGCGTGAGCTTGTCTGAGTGCAGAGACGATAAAGGATCGGAAACGCGCTTCTGTCCATCTTCCGTTATTCCTTGGTTTCATTGAAACTCCATACCTCACCTTCGTACCTACGTAGCCAGAGCATCCTACCATTCTCTATTACTCTGTCTTCGTCTCCATCGTACATTTCTACGCACTTGTCGTAGAGTTCCTGCTCAGTAGTACAGTCCTTCAGAATCTTCTCTGACTTCTTCTCACCAATACCCCTAATACCTATGATGTTGTCAATCCTGTCACCCATCAGTATCTGGCGGTAGAAGAAGCGTAAGCCGTCCTCTGGCTTTACGTAGTACTTACTATTCTTTACAAAGTTGTAGTGCCATCCTGGAATCTGGTCAAAGTCCTTGTCGAGAGAGACCATGATAGCCTTGTCACCGTGTGTAGTAGCTGCTATAGCTATGGCATCGTCTGCCTCTTCTCCTTCAGTAACTACAGCAGCCCACTTGTCGATAAGGTGTTGGCGTAGTGCCTGAATATGCACGGGCTTAGCCTTATCTTTACGGTTTCCTTTGTACTCAGCAGTAACGGCATATTCCTTGCGGAAGTTTCCTTTGCCAGTGAGATACAGAACATAGTAGTCTGTTT